GCAGAGAAACAAAAACATTGGGTCGAGAAACAGAGAGAAAAATATGGCATGGTATGACAGATTATTAGGCAGAACTCCTCAAGCAGATGAGGAGAAACTTAATCCTGCTCAATATGTAATTTCCCGCGAAGAGGGAATGACCATTGATTCTCGTGAAATCGTAACAAATTACCGTAATGCATACGAAACTTTAGAAATAGTCAACAGAGCAGTAAATATGATTGTTGACGATGTTGCTGAAATACCTTTCTCAGTTGGAGAACAAATACAGGGAATCAATAACATAATTAAAAATATAAGAAGATCAAGAGTTGATATTCTTTTAAATAAAGAACCTAATCCTTTTCAAGATGTTAGTACTTTTAAAAGAAACTTAATTATTGACTTACTTATTGATGGCAACATCTTTATATATTTTGATGGCGCCCATCTGTATCATTTACCAGCAGATAAAATGACTATTTATAGTGATACAGATACTTATGTAGAAAAATATTCATTTGACAATAGCATAGATTATAGTCCGAAAGAAATTATACACATAAAAGAAAACAGTTTCAATTCTATTTATAGAGGAGTTCCTAGATTAAAACCAGCATATAGAACTATGCAGTTACTTGGAAGCATGAGAAACTTTCAAGATAACTTCTTTAGAAATGGAGCTGTACCAGGTTTAGTACTAAAATCACCAAACACTCTTTCTGAGAAAATAAAAGAAAGAATGTTACAAGCATGGGTTGCAAGATACAATCCACAATCAGGAGGTAGAAGACCTCTTTTCTTAGATGGTGGTTTAGAAGTTGATAATTTGACTGAAATTAACTTTAAAGAATTAGATTTCCAAGAAGGAATCAAGTCAAACGAAAGAATTATTTTAGAAGCAATGGGTATACCACCTATTCTTATGGATGGTGGTAATAATGCAAACATAAGACCAAATCATAGATTGTATTATTTAGAAACTATCTTACCGATTGTTAGAAAAATAGGTTATGCTGTAGAACGCTACTTTGGTTTTGCAATTAATGAAGATGTAACAGGTATTCCTGCTCTACAACCTGAATTAAGAGACCAAGCAGCTTATTATGCAACTCTTGTAAATACTGGAATACTTTCAGCAAATGAAGCAAGAATAGCACTTGGAAAAGAACCTGTAGAAGGGTTTGACCAACCAAGAGTCCCACAAAACATAGCGGGATCAGCAGCAAATCCAGAAGAAGGTGGACGACCAGTAGAAACTCCGCCAAGCGAGGAAAATTAAAATGACAAAAGATAAAATGGCAAAAGCATTATCAGAGTTTTTAGTAAAACGTAAAGTTGATACTATTTCTCTTTCAGACTATAAAGGTCTTGGTAATAGCGTACCAGTTAAAGACTATCTTTTAAGAAGAGCATTTGGTTCTTGGAATAGAGTACTTTCTGCAATGCAGAAAAGATACCCAATTGATTTGGAAACTCTATTAGCTCCAGCACCTGCTCCAAAACCTACACCAAAGAAAGTGGCTCCTAAGAAAACAGTAGTCAAGCCAAAAGTGGAGAAAAAAGATGTCAAATAAAATTTATCACTGGACAAGTACTTTTAAGTCATTAGGTGAAACTGATGATGGCGGAGTCGAAATTAAAGGCTCAGCAAGTACAAATGCACTGGATAGAGCTGGAGATATTATTGAAACAGAAGCTTGGACAAAAGGAGGGTTAGAAAACTTCAAAAACAATCCAATAATTCTTTTTAATCATAACTACGACAGACCTATTGGTAGAGCAAAAGATTTACAAGTTACAGACAAAGGCTTAGAGATATCAGCAAAAATATCAAAAGCTGCAGGTGATGTAACACAACTTATTAAAGACGGTGTCCTTGGGGCTTTTTCTGTTGGTTTCAAAGTCAAGGACGCTGATTATATGACTGAAACTGACGGATATAAAATAAAGGACGCGGAACTATTCGAAGTGTCTGTAGTATCAGTACCTTGCAACCAAGGGGCAACTTTTGGAATGGCAAAGTCTTTTGATTCTATGGAAGATTACAATAAGTATAAGCAAACTTTTTACAAGGCTAACTCAAACGATTCAGCAGACGCTGTTGAAATTGAGCAGCCAAATGGGGCAATAGCCCAAGAAATGGAGACAAATATGTCAAATGAAAAACAATCTCCTGAGAGCAAACCTGAGTTCGATCTTGAAGCATTTGCTAAGAAAGTAGCAGAAGATACTGCTGCTTCTATCGCAATGAAACAAGCCGAGCAAAAGGCTGCAGAGCAAAAAGCTGCTGAAGAAGCAGAAGCAAAAGCTGCTCAAGAAGCTGAAGTTCAAAAAGCCGCCGAGGAAGCAAAACAGGAAGAGCAAAAAACTATCGTTCAAGCTGGAATATCTGGCGCTGAAAAACTCATGAATGATGTTGAAAAGAGAGTCAAAGATGACTATTCTAATTTAGAAGAAGTTGTTAAAGGACTTGAAAAGCAACTAGCTGAGAAATCAGAAGAAATCATGTCTATCAGAGAGTCAAAAAGACATTTCTCTGACAGAAAAGGTGAAGGCGACTGGAAAAAAGCTTTCGAACAAGATATTTTAGATGCTAAATTTGCAGGTCTTGCAACTGGTAAAGGTTGGGACAACAAATACGGTAGATCAGTAATGGAAAAAGTTAACGCCCATTCAGGTGTTGGTGTTTCTTCTGCTGACTTCGAGCAAATCGTATCAACAAATATTGAAAGAGATATTCAAAACGAATTAGTCTTGGCTCCTCTATTTAGAGAAGTACCAATGACTTCTGCTAACATGATTATCCCAATTCTACCAGACAGTGGTTATGCTGAATTCCAGTCTAATCAAACAGCTTCTGGAAGTTCACCACATGGTAACTTAGCACAGAGAGGCGACACTTACGGTTCACCTTTCGGTGGGGTTGATCTAACAGAAAGAACTCTTTCAACCAAAAAACTTATTTCACAATCTTACTTAGGTAACGAAACTGAAGAAGATGCAATCTTACCAATTCTTCCTTTAATTAGAGAGTCTATGGTTAGATCACACGCAAGAGCAATCGAGAATGCTATTTTAGCAGGTGACGATGCTGACGGTGCTTTCGGTACTGGCGGTGCATCTTTCGAAGGTCTTTTACACCTTGCAAGAAACGATTCAGACTACACACAACCATCAGGAACTTTCGCAGCTTCTGATTCTGTGACTGCAGCTGATCTTCTTGCTTTAAGAAAGAACATGGGTAAATATGGCGTTAACCCACAAGACGTAGTATATATCGTATCACAAGACGTGTACTACAACTTGCTAGAAGACGCTGAGTTCCAAGATGCTAACCTAGTTGGCGACATGGCAACTAAACTATCTGGTGAAATCGGACAAGTCTTCGGATCAAGAGTCTTACTCTGTGACGAATTCGCATCCAAAGCAGCTGCTAAATTTAACGCTGTAGCTGTTTACACAAGAAACTACGTAATGCCTAGACTTAGAGGTGTAACCATTGAGTCAGATTACGAAGTTGCTAACCAGAGAAGAGTACTTGTAGCTTCACAAAGACTTGGCTTCATCGATCTAATCGACGGCGCTACTTCAAAGTGGGCACAGATGTACAAAGCATCTTAATTAATCCCTTAACGGATAAATGGCTGGGGGCGAGCCTATCGCCCCACTTTTTATGAATTATGGCGAATTTAGTAACATTACAACAGTACAAAGACTTTGCAGGACTCACAGGTGTAAATGAGGACTCAAAGATTAATGTTATAATTCCCGCAGTCAGCCAAGCAGTGAAGACATACTGCGGCACGACTATCATAGATTATTATACTACTACAAAAACAGAGTACTTTGATATCTATGATAATTACACAAATGCAATTTTAGTAGACGAAAGTCCACTTGTAAGTGTAACTTCTGTAAAAGAAAGAACAGGACAAGCAGAAAGTTATACTACTCTAATAACTGGTAACTCAGATAGCAGTGGTAAGTATGAGTATACTATAGATACTGATCGAGATACTATTTATAGAACAACAGCAACTGGAGACGCTTTCTTTCCAAAAGGAAGAAAAGCAGTAGAAGTAGTTTATAACGCAGGTTATTCATCTACTCCAGAAGATTTAAAACTAGCATGTTTTGATTTAGTAAAATACTATTTAAAAGACGAAAGAAAAGATAGGCTTACAATACAAGGAGCAAGTATACAAAACCAAGTATCAACAAGTCTGAGAGAGAATATTGGATTCCCAGACCATATTAAACGAATACTTGATTTTTATAAAGTACATAAATAATGGCTAAACAAACCTTACCTAGCCAAAAAGTACTACAAGAAATAGCTAAACAAAAACAGGTAAAAAGTCCTTCTGCAAAAAAGAGTTATGAGAAAGCTTTAACTATTTTAAAAAGTAGAAATGAAAAAGTCAGGGATGTACTTGATAGAGATGTTTCTTTTCATTTAAAACTAATAAGTGAAATGGAAAATAGAATACAAGTTATTGGAGAAGAAACAAATGGCTGGATAGAAATTAATCCAGAAGTTTATCAAGCCCTATATTCTAGCGAAGGATTTAAAGTAACTAGTCAAACAACAGTAACAGTGGAAGATGGTTGGATTAAACAGTTACAAAAAGACGGAACAAAAACTGCATTAAGTGCAAAACAACTTAGAAAAGTTAGATCAGCAATATTTGGAGCAGATGCAGGTAGAGTTGACTTAGGTCACGATACTGGTATTGCAACAAAGAGAATGGAAGTAACTTTAAATGTTTTAAGAAGTATTCCTAAAACAGCATTACCTCCAGCAGAAAAAGCACAAATAATAAAATTAGAAAGTGCAGTAAAGAAAGCAATCGAGTTATTAAATTCTATAGATAAACTTGAAGCCAAACTTGCTAGAAAGTTATTTTCAAATAGAAAAGAACTTTTACAACAGTTTTTAACTTATGTTAGAGAAGGTTCAATAGGAGTTCCTCAAGTAGAAGTACTTTCTACTACTGCTGAAAATTTTACTCCAGATGACTTAATGGAGAAAAGAACAGAATTTATATTAGAAGATAGAGATCTAAATAGAAATATAAAAGGTAAACTAGCAGGAGATATAGTAGGTGGTTTAAGTAACTACATATATAAAGAACTAACTGGAGCTCGACTCACGGATGCAGAAGCAGCTCTAAAAAACTATTTAGAAGAAGGAGAGTCGCCTTCTCTTGTAGACACAGTAAGATTAAAAATATTAAATGCGGCAGTAGGTAAAAAATATAAACCACAACGCAGAAAAACAAAACCTCTCAGTAAAAAAAGTGCATTATTTACTAAGAGAAGAAGATTTAAGACTAGACCTATAAATCCACCCAGAATAGCTGCAATGAGAAGTAAGAATACAGGATTTGCAGAAGCAGGAAGAATATTAGGATTTATAAATAAACAGTTACCTGCTACAATAATGAAGAATATGGGAAGACCTAGTTTGGAAAATCAAACAGGAAGATTTGCTAGATCAGCTGAAGTTGTATCTGCAATACCAGATAGAAGAGGGCTAATTACTTTTAACTATACATATGATGAA